AGATGAAAATATCTGTGATGATTGTTCAACATATATTGAAGAAAGGGAAGATATATGTAGAACAGAAAACGCAACTTACAACAATTATTCAGGAGAATATCATTATTCTGGAGACTTGCAGTAATATAAAAAAATATAACTAATTATTAACTAAAAAAAATGCCTATGAGATTATACTAATTTTGACAAAATACCATTAAACGACACAACAATTACAATTTTATTTCTGTTGTTTCTTTTATTTGGTTGCTAACAAAAAAAATTAGTAGCTTTGAAATTAATTTATAAAATCTTTAGTTTTAAAGCTGCTTTTTTTCTTTTCTTACACAAGTTTTTAAATAAAAAGTTTAAAAAAAGTTTTTAAATGAAAGTTTAAGTTACAAAAAGAGTAAAAAATGTTTTTTTTAGTAAAATTTAGTCAAATTCGGGGGAAAGTTTGCAAATTCCGTAATTTTCACAATTCCTTATTCTTAACCACCTACACACCCACGCAAAGATTTCAAATCCAATTTCATAATTAGATATTCCATATTATTTTTGGAGGCAAAAGTTGGATAGTTACTTTACCAATTCTAAATTTAAACATAGTGTTGATTTTATTAAACAGGTTATCAAATATGCTAGTTGCGATATGAGCAACAGTATATTCTATAGGAAGCCAAAGGTATCGTAAAAAAAATTAAATATTCAGAAGTTTTTGGAAGTAAAAAAATAATATAAATGGAAGCAAATCCAATTTCATAATGTGACATATCTTTTATTTTAATAGTATTATACTTAATAGTGTTTATTAGTTCATAATTATGAATAGGCTATTCACGAATATGAATAGGGATTGAATGGAAATGAATAGGGTTAGTATAGGGTTTGTTATACCCTTAAAGATAAAGAACAAGATAAAGATAAAGTTATGAATAAAGAGAGGTTAATAAAATTTCTAAAAGTTTCTTAGGATATGTCTAATATTTTACTTTATTTGTAAAAAAGAATTTTATGGCACTATACCATCCACCAAAAATGATTACTAATAATCAGGCTCCTATGCTGTCTGCAGACTTGATGTATGAAGATCATGGTAAGTGTGGGTGCGAAACAGTAATACTTAGTGATGTTGCAGGAGGTAGAACAATTTGGAATACTGCTGCTCCTATACTATCTATTGATAATTGTCTAGAAAACACTCATGCTTGGAAGGTGGTAGCTTTAAGAGATACTATTATTAGGCAGGTAGCTGCTACAAATTTATCTCTTACAAGTACGACAGGATTGATAACTTCATTTACATTTCAAGCAGGTACTGAGATAATGGCAGACTTTACCTATTTCCATCTTTTAACAGGAATGGTAATACTATACATGGATGGAAGCCAATCATAAAAAAATATAAAAAA